TCAAGTCCTTGTTATTCTGGTAGTCTATAGGATTATATATAACATTTTTCTTTGTATTACTTAGTAAAAAATCTAAATATGGTATGTCTTGCTTTAGTTCTTTTCTTTTATCTGCATCAAGCCATTTTAGAGGTGTTGATGGACTTGACCCATAACTACAAAAGAATTCATAACAATTATTATTATGACTAAGTAAAGTCCAATGTCCGCTGTTTTTTTTATTAAGATATAATAAAAAAATATGGCTTTTTTCGTGTGGTAGTAGTTCTTCAATAGTTTTATATTTTTTTAAATCTGGATATGTTATAATTTTACTATTTGGAAAATAAAACTTAATATCATCATCACCCATAGCATCATATTCAATCTCACTAACATCGCGTGTATCATTATTAACAATTTCTGTTATAATTTCATTTGTAATTTTATTCTTTTTTTTTAAATCCATTTTTGGTATATATAATAATATAATATTTTTTTCTGAATATATTATTTTTTATTCATTTTAGTATAAAAAAATACTGCCGTAATAATAATTAATAATAAAATACTATTTTCAACAATCTTAAATTGAGTTAAAAAGGTTGTATCATTTAATCTCCCATTATTAGCTCCACCATAGCCCAATAAGTTATTAAGTTCTTTAGTTCTATTCGATATTCTTACATTCAAAGCAATTATTGTTTCATCGTCAAAACTATTCAAATAATTAAGTGATGATATATCTATACTAATTGCGTCTAATTGGTTAAATAATATTTCATATTTTTCTTTTAATTTAATAATTTGTCCATCTAAATGAACTTCGTTACTAACTGATGGGCGACATATATAATCTTTAAATGCTGCCGCTAAAGGACCATTATTTATAAATGCCGCGTCGTCTATTTCTAGTAATTCTTCGTATGTTTTTATTGACGCAATAGCATTTCTATATATGCGTGGATCCTGTAGAGTTATGTTGCGATTACTTTCATTAATTATAGGTTTCTTATAAAATGCATAATACTTCTGAGGTGCGTAAACTTTATCGTCTATCAAGTATTTAAAGCATCTATCAGGATTATTAGCTCCACTATTATATAGTAAATTATTACATACATCTATTGCTTCAGGTTGTTTTTTAGCGGGGCTAAAAGTGCTGTTAAATAAATTAAATGCTCTTTCTATAATGGAATTATCACCAATTGCTGTGGGTCGTACATTATCTTGTTTGGGTAAATAGCAATTAGTATATTTAGTATTGTTAATTCCGTTTGATATATCATTAATTAAAAAAAACTCGCTATTATTTTGTAAAGCTTTCATTTCGCAATCCCTCACGCTTGTTGCTAAATGTTTATCATATGAAGTCCGTAATATTGCATTAAAGCTCACTTCCGCTAATGTATCAGGTTTTGCATAACAATGATCAAACATAAACAAATCTTGATTGTCCATTTAAATAATACTATATATAGTTATTATAATACTATATAATATATTTTGCAATATTTGTAATATTTGTAATATTTGCAATATTTGTAATATTTGTAATATTTGTAATATTTTGTAATATTTTAATATAGCTTACATACTCTGTAAAAATCTGATTGAATGGCTGTTCTACTATTTCTCTCTATTTTAACAACATCTTCGGGGCGAATTCCTAAAACAAGTGATACAGGACTGAAAAACGATATGTCCGGTATTTGAGAAGTTTCCATTACATTATATTTTTTCATAAATTGTTCTTTTTCGCTTAATGTTAATAGTGTATGCTTTGGGACTAATGTATGTTTTAGTATATTAAATTGAAGACGTTTAATATTTAATAAAGAGACATAAATATTTTCAGAAACCCATATATCTTTAATATTTTCCATCATTGTATCATTTGGTTCATCTTTTATAATAATCATTAAATCATCTTTTTTTTCTAATATAGTCTCAATGTGAAATAGGTCCTCTACAATATCATATATATTTTGTGGCTTAATTAGCTTATTAATATAAAATTTTACATATATCTTTTTTTTTGTATTCTCATTTTCTAATAACATATCCAACTGGTTATTTTCAAGCAAAATACCGATCTCAGTAATACCAAAATTAGAATATTTAGTTACATTAAATCCTCGCTCTTGCAAAATTTCTAATAAAATTTTGCGTGAATTATAGATGCTAATAATAAAGCTATTACTGTTTGTCATAATTAACCTATATTAATATAATATCTTTATTATAATTAATTTCAATTATAATAAAAATTAGATTTATCTTATTTTATAAGTTTTATAAAATTTATTTTTTATACGTGGTTTATTTTTATGAGATTTTCTTTTTTGTTTGCCTCTTTTTTCAATATGTCTTTTTCTTGATCGTTGTTTACTTTTTTCTTTAGTTCTTTGTTTAATTATATAATCTCTAATATGATATTTCAATTTACCACCATAAAATGGAGACATCCAGCTTTTCCGCTGCGGCGGCGGCGGAGTTGGAGCTGTATTAATTTGTGCGTCCCTTATAATTTTTTCTCTCTGTTCCCCAAACGTTATAACAGGCAAAACCTTAAACTGTTTAGCACATTCAGTTAATGAATTGCCTGTAATACAATGAATTTTTAGAACACCTTTAGTCATATATCTTCCATTCATTTTGGCTTCTAAACATTTTTTAACTTTCTCACAGTGGCCTTCCTGGCCTTCCTTGTTTTGTGTATCAAAAATATATAACCTAATTGGGTTTTTTTTATCAGTATGATAGTGACCTGCAGCATACCTTAGAATTAATGGAAATTCGCTGTTAAAAAAAAACGTAGTTTCTACAGCTTCAGGGTTTTCTTTATTAAAAAAATACACAAGATTTTGAGGTTTTCTTTCTAAAGATCGTGATGTGTATTGACTTGAATATGCTGATCCCCACCTATTAGGAGTAGAGTCATCAACTTTTTCTGATTGAACTGCTGCCTTTCTTGCTGCCTTTCTTGCTGCAATTAATGCTGTACACTCCGTCCAATAATTTGCTTGCGCGTTAAAAATGCTAGTATTAGCAAGTTTTATACTCATCGTACTAAATCCGCCTATATCTATAGCAGCTTGTCTCATATCATGTATAGGTGCCCCTGTACCTGTCTGTTCAGTATGAAATCCAGACCACCATATTGGTATAATTAAAGCTGTGCTAAGAATTTTAGGTGTTTCATCAGAGGCAGGAATGTCTTGAGGGTCAAAGAAGTAATCTAATTTATCTTTCAATTTTTTTTCTTTAGCATCCTCAGTATTTAGAGCAATTTCACCATTTGTTAGCCAAGCAATAATATTATCTCTATCCTTTATTGTAATTTGATCTTTATTTATTGATGTAACAGATGCTGCGGCATCAATAATTTTATCAGCAAAAATGCTTATGCTATCCTTACATTTTGATTGAGCTTTTTCTATATTATTCTCTTCACTCATCTTAATATATATATTAAATATATTAATAATTTATTAAAACTTAATACTTTATTAAAACTTAATATATTAATAATTTATTAAGTTTTAATAAATTATTAACAAAAATTTATTACTTCATCTTTATTTTTAACCAAGGACAGGTCTTTGATTATTTTCATATACCATTGGATAAGGCATAACTACACTTTTTTGTCGCTCAAAAAATTCTGTTAAATCGAGCGTTCTAATGCTTGGAACAACCACTTCGCAAGGAGTTTCTAAATTTGTTGACCCTATACCTAATAATTGAGACTCTATGTCTATTGAGTTATTTGCTAATGCATCTCTCGATAAGTGACTTGGTGTATAACCTATAGCAGGAATGCATTCACTAACTGGTCTTCCACTGGCTGAATGTAAATATAACTTTTCCCGCAGCAATTTTTCTTTATTCGATTTTTCTAAATCATAATTTAATTGACTATTTTTATTTCTTGTTGATGTCATATTATTATTATTAACTATTATTATTTATTATTTATTATTAATTATTTATTATTTTTTATTTATTTTTTTTTTTTTTTTATTATTTGATAAAAATATTAATTCTGCATTTTTCTTTAAGTTCTTTTGTTATATTAATATAGCGAAGGTTTTGCATGCCTCTTTTTTGCTTAAAAAAGGTTTGTGACCTTATATGGTGTGGAAATTAATAAAGTTTTTATATGTGCTTTTTTCATGAAAAATATTTTCACGATTTTTTTCAAAAAAGGACATTTATAAATGTCCAATTTCATATATATCAACCCTTTATAGTATTTTTTATAAAAAAACGGGTTCAGACCATTAAGCTCTTAAAACATTTTTTTCCCGTTTTTTTTTCGCATCATAATTTTTCAAAAAAAACATATTATTTTGCAAAAATCATTTAGGGATTTTTTATGTATCATTTATATGGTATAAATGGGTACAAATATTTTACCCCAAAAACCCCGAAATTATTGTTGCGCCTTTTGTGACTTTATATCGTCTAATAAAAAAGATTACGGCAGACATTTATCAACCCAAAAGCATAAAACCCGACAAAAAGATATAAATGATACAAAAAAACCCCACCAAAAACCCCAGATGTGCTACGAGTGTAAAATATGTAATAAGTCATATAAATATAGCTCAGGACTTTATAGACATAAAAAGAGGTGCAATGTCGATGAAAGCATACATATAAGTTCGAATGATATTTTGAATAATCAGTTAGCTTTATCGAAAGAATTAATAATGAATGTTGTAAAAGAGCAACAAAATCAGATCAAAGAATTGACAGATACAATAAAAGAACTAATTCCAAAAGTAGGAAATAACATTACTACAACTAATCAAAAGTTTAATATTCAAGTATTTTTGAATGAAAAATGCAAAGATGCAATTACTATGAGTGATTTTATTAAATCAATAGAGGTTAGTTTACAGCAGCTTGATTATACAAAACATAATGGTTTAGTGAATGGATTGAGCAATGTAATAATTGAAAACATAAACAAATTAGGATTTTATCAACGACCTATTTATTGTACGGATATAAAACGAGAGTCATTATATATTAAGGAAGCTGACAGCTGGGAAAAAGATATAAATAAGGAAAAGATAAAACGAGCAATAAAAGATGTATCAACAAAGCAATTTTTTGCTCTAAGCAAATGGACAAAAGAAAATCCTGATTTTCAAAATAATGAAAATAAGCAAGACTATTATACTCATACATTAGTCGCAATAGCAAATAATAAGGAAAATAATGAAGATAAAATAATAAAGAAATTATGTACAAGCATTTACATAAAAGAATGATTATTGATTATTGATTATTGATTATTTGTGATTATATTTTTAGAAATAATGACAAATAATGACTTTGACTATAATGACTTTGACTATAATAAAATTAAATTCTTAACTTCATCAAAATAAGCTTTTACAACTTCATTCTTAACAACTTCAGTATTTGCAAGTTCTTTATTTTGCTTTTTTTCGCTTAAATATTTACATAAACATTTATGAAATACATCAAAATATTCATAGCTAAATAGAAGCTGAAATAGTGCATTAGTATTATGACCATCAAGCATAAAAGCAATATTAGTGTCTTTATATTTTTCTTTTAATAATTTTAAAATAGCCTCTAACTCTGAGTTGTTTTGCAAAAACAAACTTATTTTATCAATATGCGTAGCCAATATCATACTATCATAATTAGAAATGTTGAGTGCCTGTAATAATTGTAGCTGATAGCATAAATTTCTATCATCGTCATCGCTATGCAATTTATATGTAGTTAAAAATGTATTATCATAATTTATATTATTTATGTTATTATAATAACTGCTAACAGCATTAGATAACATATTATATAATATATAAAACAATTTTTATATTGAAAAACTGTTAATAATATAAAGCAATCTATATTATATTTTATTATAAAAGGATTTAAAGACATTAAATATTAATGCACACAGTTAGCACAATGGGTACCGCCACCATTATGAGGACTATCAGTGTCGCTGTCGCTATCATTATCATCCTCCAGTTCTAGCAGTGCTGCATCTGTGCGTGTAGCAATCTGTCGTTCTCTTATTATATTAGCTGCTAATTGTTGCTCCAATTCAATTAATTTTGCTCTATAATTAATACTATTATGCATATTTATCTTAGTTTGCGACTTACTAATTTGGTCTTCTAACATTTGTTTATGACCCCTTGTCATTCTAACGCTTGATCCGTCGCGTGCTGTTCTATTTATTAATTGTTCTTGTCTTTTTGCTATATAAGCACTTGCTTTTGCTATTTGTTCTGCTTCATATTTAGCCCAAATACGTGTATTTATAAGCCTATCCATAAAATCTTGTTCTGTTTTTTTTGGTTTGACAATAGTAGGATTTTCATAATATAATATTTGCGTCTTACATAATGGACAGCGAGGTATTAATTTATTAGCAGCCCACTTCTTAATGCAAGAAGTATGAAAAATATGCTTACAATGGTACAAGGTTGTTGTTAATGAAGGGTTTAACATTGGGCCTAAACATATAGCACATTCATTAATATTTGGCTTTACTATTGCGCTTCTATAGGCACTCATAATTTTGCGTGTAGCTCGTTTTTTAGTAAAATCAGCTATGTCTTGTTTATTTTTTAATTTCTTTTTATACGATTTTTGAATAGTTTCGAGAATTTGTGTGCCTCTTGGATTTAAAGTCAATCTTTTCTTTTGAGACACAACATCTTTATTAGAGTTAGATTTGGATTTTCTTTTTTTTGTAAATAATTTGGTTGTTTTATTTTTTACACTTTTCATAAATTCATATAATGGCATATTATATATAACAATATATAAATATTATAAAAACAATTTAAAGAATTAGTAACTAATGGTCTGCGCACTCTAAACAATGACCACCACCACCGTTTTGTAGTCTAGCTTGGCGTCGTAGAGCACGATGTCTCTCCCATTCACGTTCTTGTTCGTCCTCGTCTTCAGCTTTTTCGCGCTCTTTTATTCTATTTTGTATTAATTCGTTTTCTAATCGGCTAGCAAATGCGCTATAATCATAAATACTATGAGCATTTATAGTTTCATTTGCCTGATCTATTTGTTGCTTTAAATTTTCCATTTCTTTCCGCGACATTTTTGCATTTGAACCGTCGAGTGAACGTCTTTTTTTTAATGCTCTTCTAGACTCCTGTATAATAGAGTTAGCCTCATTAATTTTGGTAACATCTTGCACTGCTTGTTCTTGTACTGCTTTAAGCTTTCTGATGAACGCTTGTTGATTTAATGTTGGTCTTACAACAGTGGGGTTTTCATAATATAATATTCGTTTTGTACATAGAGGACAACGAGGATGAAATTTTGGTATGGCCCAACCTTTAATACAAGAAGTATGAAATACATGCTTACAATGGTAAAGTGTTGTTGTAGCGGCGGGATTTAACATAGGACCTAAACATATAGGACATTCTTCAAGATTTGGATTTGCTGACGCACTTCTATAGGCACTCATTATTTTTCGTGTAGCTCGTTTTTTAGGGAAATTAGCTATGTCTTTTTGTCTTTTCAACTTTTTTCTATAGGATTGTTGAATTTGCGTAACAAGTTGCGTTTTAGGACTTGACGGCAACATTTGCTTAGATGTATTTCTGTTTTTTCTTGTTACTAATCTGGTGCCTAATGTTCCTAATTTTCTTGTTTTATTTCTTACAAAGTTATATATTGTCATATATAATATGATAATATAATAATATAATAATATTAAAAAATAAAAAATAAACATCTCTCTATTTTCTGCTTAATTGTTGCTCCAATTCACGTGCTTGTGCTCTATAATTATACCTATTATGACTATTTATTACCCATTGTGCAT